GGGTCAGCGTGCGCGCGTCTGAGTTGGGGCGCTTGTACTCCGCTGCCCAAGACCTGGGCCTCAAACTGGAGCCGCAGCTCGTGCTCGAGCAGTTGGCGCGGCACATCACCGAAGCGGTGGGCGGCACCAGCGGCTATGTGCTCTCGGTCAACCAGGCCAACGATACCTTGACCGTGCTGGCCGAGTATTGGGCCGCCGACGCCCTGCCCGAAGGCACCCAGGCCGCCGCCCAGCTTCATCGCGCCGAAGGCCGCCAGCACCTCGGGGTGGTCGGCGATCCAGGCGATCGCCTCGGCCACCGCCGCGAACGCCGCCGCCAGGGAGTCGACGTGCTTGATCAGGGTCTCGTTGAAGACCGCCTTGATCTTGGCGATCGCCTTGGCCATCTTGCCGGCGTCGCTGTCACGGAACCTCGCCGCGTCCTTCGACGTGGTCCCGAGCTTGCCCTGCTCGTCGCGCAGCTCGCGGAACGCCTTCACGTTGTCGCGGTAGGTGACGAGCGCGGCGCGCGCCTCCTTGTCCCGGAAGACGTCGGCGAGCTTGGCGCCCGGGAACTTCGCCGTGATGTCGTCGGCGATCGAGGCCAGGTCGCGCATCTTCCCGGTCTTTTTGTCGGCAAAGACCTTGATGCCCTTGCGCTCGAGCTTCTTCACGATCGCCGGGTTCTGCATCGCGCCCATGAGGTTGGTCAGCTGCGTCGAGGCCTCCTCGGCGCTGGGCGTGCCCTTGCGCAGGACCTGGAACCACGCCCCAAGCGCCGCGGCCGCCTGAGGTCCGCCGCCGCCGAACTGCCGGAACTGCCCGGTCACGCCCGCCAGCTCGCTGGCCAGGTTCTTGAGCTCGACGGCGCCGTCCTTGCCCTGGGCGGTGAGCACGTCGAAGACCCGCTCGAAGTCGGCCGGGTTCACATCCAGGTTCTGCGACATCGAGGCCGCGGCGGTGGCGATGTCCGCCATGCTCGCGCCCGTCGCGCTCTGCACCTGGGCGAAGAGCTGCATCTGGCTCGTGTACTGGTCGAGCTTGCCGGTGATCTCCTGGTACTTCTCGGCGCCCGCGAGCAGGTCATCCTGGTTGACGCCGGTGCTCGCCGCCATGCGCTGCAGGTCGGCGTTGAACTTCAGCATCTCGCCGCGCGACTTGCCCGCCGAGATCCCCAGCCGCGTCAGGCGCTCGTCCCACTCCTTGATGGCGGTCGCCGTCGCCGCGATGCCGGCCACGCCCGCCAGGCCGGCCACGCCGCCCAGCGAGAACGCGCCACGGAGGCTCCCGCCCACGCCGCGCTTCACGCGGTCGCCCCAGCTCCCGAGCTTCTTCTCGGTCGCCCGGAGGTCCCGCATCAGGTAGCGGTCGTCGCTGCCCAGGATGACGCGTGCAACGCGCCCGTCGCGGCCGGCCATGGTCTACCCCCTCGCCTTCTGCGCCGTCTCGGCGAGCCGCACGGCCCTCGTGAAGGGCGAGAACGCGGGCGAGCCCGGCTTCGCCCGGACCACGCGCCCGCGCAGCACAGGCTCCTTGTGGTTGGGGTTTTCGCGCCGCATGTGCCCCGCGTACGCCTCGAAGAAGAGGTCGAGCTGGTAGTCGGTCAGGTCGACGGCGGGCTGCCCGAAGTAATCGTGAAGCTCACGAGCGTATCGAGCCCGAAGGCCCTCAAGCTCGCTCCGTCCTTTTTTTTTACCGCCTCGCGCACCGCGTCGTACTCGGCCTGGGAGAGCACGGGCAGGCCGAGCTCGATGAGCTCGCGCGAGGTCACGCCGGCGTAGGGCCCGGGGTTGACCCGGGCCTGCAGGGTCTTCCACTGCTCGAAGACCTGGGCGCACTCCTCGTGCACCGTGTTCCGCCGGATGTCCTCGACGTCGACGGCGAAGGTCAGCCCTGGGTTCCTGGCGTCGCGGCAGGCGCGCGCGAGGATCTGGATGGCGAGCTCGGCCGTGAAGGTGTCGGCGAAGGCCGCGTCGTTGTGCGACAGGTGGGCAGCCCCGAAGACCTCGCGCGCCGCGGCGGCGGCCTCGAGGAGCTCAGCGACCGAGAGCGCCTGCAGCGCGATCGGCAGGGGCTCCGGGCGCCCCATGTCCGGGTTGGCGGGCCAGCTCGTCGAGACGAGCGCTCGCTTCCCCTGGGCCAGATGCGACAGGCGCGTCACGGCTTAGCTGTCCTGCTTGAAGTCGAGCGCGATGCAGTCGACGTCGTAGCTGGAGTCGCCGCCCTCGTCGTGCTTCTCGCCGACCTTGTTGACGTAGACGTTGCGCAGGGTCACGCGCTTGCCGTTGTCGCCGCGCTCGAAGGTGATCGTCTTCGCCTGCTTGAGGAGGCACCACGCCTGCCAGTCCGTCCCGCCCGTGAGCGGGATCGAAGCCGACATGGTGCAGGGGAAGGTGGCCACGCCCGACGTCACGCCCTTCGCGCGACGGTTGCGGGTCATGGTCTTCTTCGGCGTCTTCGGGTCGTCGACGTCGACCGAGATCGAGACGATGTCCGTGTTGGGCACGCCGTCGATCTCGACGTTGGCGATGTCAGCGAACAGCATGGGTCAGCTCCTCTCCTCTGCGGAGACGTGTCGCCACGTCTCGCATCGAACGATCCGGCTCACGTTGGGCTGGAGAATCCCCAGCTCACGCGCGACCGCAGACTGCGACTTACCTGCCGCAACTTCACGGCGCACGCGCCGCACCATCGCTTCGGTCATGACTGCGCGTGGAACATCCACGCCGCGGACCCAGCGCCCGCGACCCCTGCGATCGCGGTCCTGGACGTTCTCCAGTCGCGTGCCAAGGCACAGGTGGCTGGGTCGGACGCACCGGGGGTTGTCACATGCGTGCATCACGTCGAGCTCGCTGGGGGGCATGGCACCGCGGTGCAGTGCGAAGGCCACCCTGTGGGCCGAAACGACCCGGCTCGACGGACGGGCGCGCGTGCCAGGGACGGCGCCGGGCACGCAGAAGCTGCCGTAGCCGTGTCTGGATGACCCCGTCCACGGCCAGCACGCATCGCCTCCGCGCCTCTGGACCTTGCACCAGAAGCGCGCCTCGACGTGTGGCTTGAGACTGAAGTGGTTCATGATCACTCGAGAAAAAGTCTCATCACGCCGGCGACCTGCTCGAGGCCGGGCACGACGCTGTTGGGCGTGTCGTAGTTCACGCGCGACTTCACCGTCGCGTCGGTCTCGACGACGAACTCGCCGATGTGCGCGTCGACGTTCTGCACGATGCGCGCCTCCTCGCCGGCGCGCGCCACCTCGATCAGCTTCGACCGGATGCGCTTCTTCGTCTCGGCGTCGACGAGCTTGTTCTCGTCGGCCGACATCATCACGCGGATGGCCGCGTCGTACTGCTCGCCCATGTAGGAGAGCGCGTAGTGCACGGCGAGGTCCCGCAGCGCGTCGAAGGGCGCCGAGTTGAGCGTCGTGCGCGTCGTCACGAGGCGCTCGACCTTCATCTTCGACTTCGTCGCGTTCGGGGTCAGCGGGGTCACGCCGGCCGACAGCGCCGACTCGATCTCCGAGGGCGTGTAGACGTAGGCGTCCGGGGGCAGCGGCAGGTCGAGCTCGTAGCCGCTGAGGGGCAGGTTCGGCTGCTCCTTGGCCAGGCGCGCGACCATGAGGCGCGCCGCGACCTCGCCGGGCATGGCCGGGCCCTGCTCGTAGTTGGCGATCACCTGGTACTCGCTGTTGGCGCCCGAGGCCAGCGACGTCGCCGTCGCCAGCGTCCCGGTCTCGCCCATGAACGAGTACGACCAGGCCTTCGCGCCCGGCAGCGCGCGCGCGGTCTGGTAGGTCGCCAGGTCGGTCACGTCGGCCGCCAGGTGGTTGGCCACCGCCACGCCGCGGTAGGTCTTGTCGATCAGCACGTCGAGCGACGCGGTGATGTCGTAGGACCCGGTGCCGGTCACGCCGGCGGCGGCGGTGCAGGCCACGCCCGTCGGGGTCGACTCGGTCGACACCCGCACGTCGTTGCCGTTCACGCCGATGTGGGGGAACGTGACCGTCACCACGTTGGTCGCCACGCCCGCGGTCACCGGCAGGTCGCCCGTGGCGGCCTGGGTGTCGATCGCGTTCTTCAGGGCAGCGGCGATCGTGTTCTGCGCGTCGCCGTTGGCCACCGCGGCGCGGATGACGCGACCCGCGATCTTGATGATCAGGTCGCCGGCGGCCGTCGCCGGGCCGGTGATCGTGAAGGTGAAGGTGGCGGCGACGCCGGCGGGCGGCGCGACCGCGACCGCCCAGATCTCGGGGCAGCGGCCGGCGCGGCGTCCCTCGGCGAGCGCGGCGCGGCACATGAGCGCCAGCTCGCTGTTCCGGCCGAAGTAGGTGTCGGCCTCGTCGGCGCTCGACACGAGCACCGGGGTCGCCACGGCCTTCGTGCCCGACGCGGTCTTCATGCCGATGAGCGCGCCGTAGCGCGTGAGCGAGACCAGGCCGCGCGCCGCCGTGGTCACGTCGAACTTCACGAAGGAGCCGGGCTGCCGGGTGCTGCTCGGGACGCCAGTGTCGATGGGCATTGCCTACTCCTTGTCCTTGGCGGGCGTGGTCTTCGCGGGCGCCGCCGGCGCCGCAACCTCGAGGAGGTCGCCGGCGCGCAGCCGCCCGCGGATGAAGCGGTCCGACGTCACCTCCACCGGCTCGTCGCCGATGGTGTTGAGGTCGCGGCCGGTGGAGATCTCGATCTTGCGGGTGCCCGGCGAGCCAGGGCGGTGCACCGGTCCGTGCTTCCCCGCCTTCACCCAGATGGTCTTCGGCATCGTCGTGGGTCTCCTAGGCCACCGTCGTCGTCGCGGTGACGATCGGGTCGGCGGCGTTGTCCTCGTCCGTCGGCAGGTTCAGGCGGCCGCGGACCTCGGTGATCTCGGTCGCCGGCACTCGGCGCATGTGCTGGTCGACGGTGACGCGATACTTCACCATCCACAGGCACACCGACGGCGAGTGCGCGACGACGTCCTCGGTGATGGGCTCGAGCACGCCGGCGCCGGGCTTCTGCGAGACGATGGTCTCCTCGGTCTGCAGCGGCACCGTGGCACCAATCAGGCGCTCGTGCACCGCGTCGAGCAGCTCGTAGATCCCGCCGACGTCGCGGGTGCGGTCCTCGCGCGACCTGGGGTCGTTCACCGCGAGCCAGATGTGCACCTCGATGTCGCGGCGCATCCGACGGCGCGCGGCGTTCGCGTTCTTGAGCGACGCGCCCGCCGTGGTCACCAGGACGCCGGGCATCATGCCCATGAGCGCCGTGAGGACCTCCTCCTCGTTGTCGACGTTCGCGAGCTGCCCGTTGTAGGGCTCGACCGCGACGACGAGCCCGCCCTTCATGTCGGCGAGCAGCTCGATCACGCGGTCCTCGAGCTGGCGGCGGATGGAGGGCGCGCTCACCGCGAGCCCCCGAGCCGCGAGAAGAAGCCCGCCGGGGACGACGCACCGGTGTCCCAGCCGCCGCGCAGGTGGTTCTGCAGCGACGACGCGAAGTGCTCGACCAGGCGGTCGCTCGCCCACAGGAACGTGCGCTGCGGGATCTTGGCGCCGCGCCCGGCCGTGCCGCCGAACTGGTGGACGCCCGCCCACGGCCCCCGCGCGCGCATCTCGATGGACGTGCGCGTGAGCGTGAAGCGGTAGGTGTTCACGTCGCGGAAGCGCCCGAGCTGCTGCGCCATCCACGACTGGCCGCGCTTCGTGCGGAAGGTGCCCTTGCGGTTCGGCGCCGCCTTCGTGTTGGTCTTGAAGACCCGGAAGCCTCGCTTGCTGCGCTTCGTCACGCCACCAGGGCTGTCGGCCGTCTTCGCCGTCGCCTTGTAGGAGGTCCGGCGGCCGCGGGCGCGCGCGATCGTCGCCGCCGCCCGGCCCTGCCACGGCCCGTCGGGGCCCTCGTTCCGGTCGAAGTGCTCGGCGATGTCGGTCTGCAGCATGCCCTTCGCCTCGCGCATGACCTCGCGCGGGTCCTTGCCGCGAGCGCGCAGCTGCGCCAGGCCCGACATCACGTCGCGCAGGTCGACCTCGGTGCGGCGCGCGGCGCCGCTGCCGATGCCGATCCTCACCAGAAGCCCTCGAGGCTCTCCGCGGTGCTCTCCCGATCGTCTTCCTCGACGAGGACGACGTCGGGGGCCACGAGCGCCGAGGCGGCCGGCTGGGGGTCGACGCCGAGCGTCACCTTGCCCGCGGCCAGCATCTCGAGCCAGCGCTCGTTCTCGTCGTGCTGGTCGCGCTCGCGGTCCGTCGCGCCCTGGCGGCGGCCCTTGAGGATGAAGATGCTCTCCTGGACCGAGATGCGCTTGATCACCCGCGGCACCGTCGCCAGGGGCACCGCGCGCTGCTTGGCCACGAAGGAGTCGATCCAGGCGTCGGCGTCCGCGATGGCGTCGGTGATGACGGCGGCGTCGCGGTTGCCGATCTTCTGCACGTCGGAGACCCGCGTGAGCTCCGTGGGGCCCATCGCGGTTTCCAGGTCGGTCGACGTGCAGTAGGCCACCGGCGGTCAGCGGCTACTTGCCGCCCTCCGCCGCCTTCTTCTCGGGGGCCTTCGGCGTCGGCGCGGCCACGGTCGCCGGCGCGGCGCTCTCCTCGACGTCGAGGGTCGGGGTGTTGACGAGCTCGATGCGCTGGGCCTCGCTCAGGTCGGCCGCGGAGACGTCGAGCGGGGTGTTCGACGTGTTGAACTCGATGCCGCAGCGGCGGAAACGCGGCACGCCGCGGAGACGCACGCGGAAGGTGACGGTCCCGGGCTTGGGCTGGCGCGTGGTGTTCTCCATGCGCCCATCGTGGGGGTGGGGGTCAGCGCCCGGCCAGTTCGGGGGGCGCAGAGGGGGGCTAGACGCCGGTCGACATGGCAGCGAACTGCCAGAGGCCGTAGCCGCGACCGAAGCGCGAGCGCGCCTTGTAGCGGAAGGTCTCGCGCACGAACGCGTTCTCGTCGGTCGGGTTGTCCTGGGCGGTGAACTCGGGGCGCGCGCGCCAGTAGACGTGGATCGGCCGGAACGGCGTCGACAGGTCGAAGCCGTAGTACTTCACCGCGGAGGTGAGGTGCGGCGAGACGAGCACCTGGAAGCGACCCTTCTCGATGTTGGTCGCGCCGCTCGAGCCGAACTCGGTCGTCGCGATCGTCAGCGCCGTCTTCTCGAGCTCGGGCGGCACGAGCAGGTGGGTCAGCCGGCGCGGCACCGGACGGCTCTTCGTGTCCTTCAGGCGCGCCATCGTCTGGCGCATCTCCTGGACCTTGTCCGCCGTCAGCGCGCCGGTGATCTTGTTGCTCTGCGTCGGGCCCGCTCCGTCGACGTGGTCGGTGTCGAAGAAGTACTGGCCGTCGTAGCAGAGGCCGGTGTCGCCCGCCTCGAGCAGCGCGGCGACCTCGCGCATCGGGTGCTGGCGGGCCTCGGTGCCCATGCCCGCGATGTAGGGCCGCACCCAGTCGAGCTCGTCGTCCTCGATGTCGTCGCGGTTGATCTCGAGACCCGCGCCCCACTTGGAGACCGAGATCTCCCAGTTGTAGGCCTCGATCTGGTCGAACTTCAGGTCGCCGACGTACTGCTTCATCGTCGGGACCTGCCCGCCCCAGAACATCTTCACCGAGCGCTTGCTCGTGTCCTGCTGGCTGGTGATCGCCTCCATCTCGGCCGGGGCCGCGTCGAAGGCGGTCTTGAACTCACTGCGGTACTCCACGTAGGAGGCCGCCAGCGACGAACCATTGATGATGCCCATGTTCTTTCCCTTTCCTCTCTCGCCGCTTAGGCGACCGTGACGCCGTTGCTGGCGACGAGCACCCAGCCGACCCCGGTGTGCCAGCGGAGCACGGCGGAGTCACCCAGCGCGCCGATCGCGGCGAGGATCGCCAAGCCCCCCGGCGTCGCGGGGGGGAGGGGGGGGGCGGGCCTGGGGGCGCCGGCGATGACGATGATCTCCTTGATCTGCCCCTCGGCGATGCCGTCGGCCAGCGTCGCGGTGCAGGTCCCGGTGATGTCGAGCTTGGTCGTGCGCACCAGCGGGTCGATCACGCCGGCGCCGGCGTTGACCGTGACGGTCTCGCTGCCCACGTCCTGCTGCCAGGCCTCGCTGGACATGTCGACCCACGGCAGCGACGTCGAGGGGTCGAGACCCTTGAACGTGCCGGCGATGATGCCCTTCGTGGTCGCCGCGCCGCCCTTGCCGACCGTCTGGTCGTCCTGGACGAGACACGGCGAGTCGATCTGCGCGAGCGCCAGGGCCTGCGTGCCGTTGGCGAGCTCGAAGAGCCCGCGCATGACCTTGACGTCGATGGCGCCCGCGGCACCAGCGCTGTTGTCGGCCTGCTCCTCGCAGATGCCGATGACGCGCAGCCCGGCGGTGTTGGCCGCGGGGACCGCGTACCCGGCCGAGTTGAGGGCGACCATGCCGCCCTTGTAGATCTTGGTCGACGCCGCGACCTTGTACTCACGGAGCGAGGTGATTTCGCCCCGGATTCGGGTGTTACGGTCCTTCGCGAGTGCCGTCATTGTCGTTGTCCTTTCGTCCTCGGGCGCCTAGTTGTTGTCGCCGTCGTCGTCGCTGTCATCGCTGACGCGGATCGACGCCAGCGCCTCGCGCTTGAGCTCGAGGTACTCCGCGGGGGTCTTCTTCATGCGCTTCGCCGTCGCCTTGTCCTCGTCGGTGAGGCCGTCG